ACCCGCACAAGTAGCACTAGCTCTAGTAGTACTAGCTCTAGTAGCAGTAGCTCAAGTAGCAGTAGCTCAAGTAGCAGTAGTTCAAGTAGCAGTAGTTCAAGCAGTGGCGGCGGCGGTTCAAGTAGCGGCGGCGGAGGAAGCTCCGGCGGCGGTGGCGGAGGATATAGTTACTAATGTCTTATGACGATAACCAAAATGATCCTGCACTTCCTGCAGACAAGCCTATCAAACGTTCTAGTATAAATCATTTACCTAAATATTTTAGATCAAGGTACAATAGAAAATTTTTGAGTGCAACATTTGATCAAATGATTCAGCCAGGCGTGGCCGAAAAAGTCAACGGCTATTATGGACGAAAGATTACAAATGCGTATACAGCTGATGATAACTATGTAGGTGATGTGTCAAAACAGCGTGAAGACTATCAGTTTGAGCCTGCTAGTTTAATTAAAGACACTTTAGGAAATACAACTTATTATAAAGACTATAATGATTATACAAATCAAATAGGTAACTTTAATGGTGCAAATAAAAATCATGATAAACTTAATGCACAAGAATATTATGCATGGGATCCGCATATTGATTGGGATAAGTTTGTAAACTTTAGAGAATACTATTGGTTACCTACTGGACCTCAAAGTGTTCCAGTAGCAGGACAAACTATAGATGTGGTTAGTACTTACACTGTCACAGCACAAGAAAATCTTGATAATAAATCATACATATTTTCTCCAGATGGAAAAACACCAAATCCCACTCTTAAATTATATAGAGGTATTACATATAGATTCGAAGTTGATGCTCCTGGATTGCCTTTAGTGTTTAGAAGTAAACGTGTAGAAGATCCAACTTTTAATATCATACAAGATTCATCTGATTCAACAGATAAAGGTACTATAGAATTTAGGCTTGATCAAAGTACTCCTGATGTAATTTATTATATGAGTGATAATGATCCTGGTAGTAGCGGAGTCATAGAGGTTTACAATATTGAAGAAGCAACAAAAATTGATGTGGACGCAGAAGTTGTAGGTAAAAAAACATATAAGACAGGCAACGGATTCGAACTTACAAACGGCATGAAAATTTATTTTATAGGTAATGTCACACCTAGTTCGTATGCGGAAGGCGAATATTATGTTGAAGGTGTAGGGAATGAAATCAAATTAATTAAAGAAGATGCATTAGATGTACCTACAACATTTACAACTAATATTACAAATCCTTTTGATGATGGAGCATTTGATAGATTGCCTTTTGGTCAAAGTATTGGATATCCACTTACCAGAGATTATATTTTAATTAACAGGAGTGCAATAGATGGTAATTTATGGAGTAGATATAATCGTTGGTTTCACAGAGATGTTATAGAAAAAAGTGCAGAAATAAACAACCAGCCTGTAGACGTAGATCAAACTACTAGAGCAAGTAGGCCGATTATTGAATTTGAAGCAGGCATAAAACTTTTTGATTTTGGAACAAAAAACAAAACAGATGTAGATTTAGTAGACATTTTTACTACAGATGTAAGATCAGTAATTGAAGGTGCTACTGGATATAACATTGACAATATAGATCTTTCTGAAGGCATGAGAATACTTTTCTTAGGCGATAAAGACGAACGTGTATACGGTAAAATTTTTAAAGTAAAATTTATTTCTTTTGAAAGTAGAATACAAATTGCATTAGTAGATGAAACAGATACTGATCCTATTGAAAATGAAACTGTACTAGTAAGGCAAGGCGATGTTTATAAGGGTAAAATGTTTTATTTCAACGGCACTGAGTGGAAAAATGGACAGGATAAAACAGATGTGAATGTAAGTCCATTGTTTGATCTATGTGACAAAGATGGAAATAGTTACGGAGATAAAACATTATACAATGCAAGTAATTTTACAGGTAACAAATTATTTTCGTATAAACAAGGTTTAGGAGCAAACGATACTGAATTAGGATTTCCTCTGTCATACCGCAACATTACTAACAGTGGTGATATACTTTTTGATTTTGATCTACTAGGTCAAACTTTCACATATCAAACTGATAACAGTTTATTTGATGTTAATTCTGATATTGCATTTTTAAAAAAATATTCTACAATAGATAAATTTACGTTTGAAACAGGATACAAAAAAGCTGAAACACTTAGCACACAAAAAGTTGAAAGACAATATGTGTATGATGGAACACAAACAACATTTGATATAGATCATTACGATGAAAGTGCAAAATTAACTGATCTATGGTTACGTGTGTACAAAAACAATGAGATTCAAAAATTAGGAATAGATTATACAACCACTCAAGATGTTAACAATGTAAAGCAAATTTCTTTTACAAAAGATTTAAATGTAAATGATGTAATACTAATAAAAACAAAATCTGCGACAGAAAAAAATGATAACGGTACATATGAATTTCCAATTAACTTTGAAAGAAATCCTAAAAACAAAAATGTTACAGAGTTTACACTAGGTGAGGTAAATGATCATGTCAGCACTATAGTTGAAGAACTAGATAATTTTGACGGAGCATTTCCTGGAAAAAGTAATCTACGTGATTTAGGACAGGTTACTGTATACGGAAATAGATTTGTAAAACACAGTGGATTAATTAATCATTCTTTATATCATTTGACTAACAATGAAAGTAATGTAATTAATTCTATAAAGTTTGCTAGAAAAGAATATGGTAAATTTAAACGTAGATTTATTCAGGTTGCAGAAACATTAGGTTTCGAAGGAGATATTAAAACACACGTAGACTTAATTCTTACAGAAATTAATAAAAGTAAAACAGAAACTAATCCGTTCTTCTTTAGCGATATGGTTCCATTAGGAGCAGCCAAAGAATTAAGATATGAAATAGAAGACGCTAACAATACTTTTTTTGCTTTATCAAAAGTATTTGATAAAACTGTGTTAGATAAAAAAGCAGTTACAGTGTATCTAAATGGAGTGCAATTAACACACGGAAAAGATTATACATTTAACACAGAAGGCTTTGCTGTAATAACAGCTACAAAGGCAGAAAATGATATAGTAACAATTTATGAATATGAAAATACAAATGGTAGTTATGTACCTGCTACTCCTACAAAATTAGGACTTTATCCTAGTTATGAGCCAGCTAAGTTTACTGATACAACTTACCGAACAACTGTAGACGTTATTCAAGGACATGACGGAAGCATAGTAAAAGCATATGGTGATTATAGAGATAATTTGATTTTAGAATTAGAAAGAAGAATTTATAATAATTTAAAAATGTCCTATGATACGTCTGTGTTTGATTTAACAGATTATATTGAAGGTGATGTTAGAAATGTAAACACTCCTAAAAATAATTTAGACAGGGCAATGTTAAGTGATTTTATAGAATGGACTAAAATTGCAGATACTGAATACACAAAAAATAATTTTGTAAGATCAGATTCATTTACTTTTAATTATGAGTCAATGCAAAGTCCATCTGGAAAAGTTCTTCCAGGATATTGGCGACAGGTATACATGATGGCTTATGATACTGATCGCCCACATAGTCATCCTTGGGAAATGCTTGGTTTTACAGTCAAACCTACGTGGTGGGAAACCAACTATGGGCCTGCACCATACACCGGCGATAATTTAGTTATGTGGCAAGATATAGAAAAAGGCAAAATAGCAGAACCAAATAAAGTTGCTAAATTTGTTTCTGTATACGAACGTCCAGGTTTGACTAATCATATACCATCTGGTCCTAACGGGGAACTACTAAGTCCGATAGCAAGTGGATACGCACAAGGATTTACCAGTATAGGTATAGAAGACAACTTTAAATTTGGTGATGGGGCACCTGTTGAGAGTGCTTGGCGTAGGTCAAGCGAGTATCCGTTTAGTTTGATTAGTAGTCTTATCTTAAATGCTCCGTCAAAAATGTTTGCAACTGCCTTTGATAGACAACGACAGGTAAGAAATGTAGCAGGCATAATAGTATATAAGGATACTGGAAAACAAATAGAACTAGATAAAATTGTTTATCCTGCATCTGTTTCCGATACAACTCAGACGTATACAAGTGGATTTGTAAATTATGTAGCTGATTATATGTTTCTTGATGTTACTACAAGTTATGAAGATTACAAAAACAATATTACAAATATACAAAACAACATAGGATTTAAAATTGGTGCCTTTACAGAAAAATCTAAATTTAAACTAATTTTGGATAGTAGAAGTCCAACTAATGAAGGTAATGTGTTTATACCTAACGAAAATTACGAAGTATTTTTAAATACCAGTACACCTATAAAAACTGTTGCATATTCAGGAGTGATTGTTGAAAAAGTTATAGGTGGATACACGGTAAAAGGATATAGCAATACTAGTGCAACTTTTAAAACACATCCTGTAATCAAACAGCAAAAAGATCCTGTAATAACAATTGGCGGAATAAGTGAAGACTTTTTAAAATGGGCATCTGACAAGTATTACGAAAAAGGGTATATTTTAGAATATCAAAGTGCATTTTATAGAGTTACAGAATCCCACACAAGCGGAGGAACACTAGACGGAGATAAAACTGTAAAATTAGCAGAATTACCTATGACTGGTGGAGTGAGAGCAAGTTTTGCAAAACTATACAATAGAGATGTGATAAAAGAAGTAGGATACGGCACAACCTTTGATACAATACAAGAAGTTGTAGATTTTATGATAGGATACGGATCTTGGTTAGAAGAACAAGGATTTGTGTTTGACAACTACGAAGGTAACGAAGCAGTAGTACAAGATTGGAAATACAGTGCAAAACAATTCATGTTTTGGACCACACAAAGATGGGATAACGGAACTTTAATTACATTATCTCCTGCGGCACAATATCTAAAATTTGTAAGTCAATATAGTGTAGTGGCAAATGTATATGAAACTATTTACGGCTACAGTTTAGTAAAAGCTGACGGGAAAAAACTTAATTCAGAATTTTTAGCTGTAGGAAGAGAAAATCCAAACGAATTCTATATTCAAACTAGAAACACAGCAGACGGTATATATGCTGTGACATTGCCTTTAGTTCAAAAAGAACATGTAGTACTGTTAGATAACCGAACAGTTTTTGGAGATGTCATATATGATCAAGAACCTGGATACAGACAAGAACGTATAAAGGTTGCTGGCTATAGAACAGATGAATGGAACGGCAGTATTAGTATTCCTGGGTTCTTTTATGATGGTGCAAAAATTGTGCAATGGGAACCTTGGTCAGATTATGATATTGGTGCTATAGTTAAGTACAAAGAATTTTATTATGCTGCAGATCAAAAAATACCAGGCACAGAAACATTTATTGACAAGCAATGGAATAGACTTACAGATAAACCTGTAGGCGGATTATATTCTAATTGGGATTATAAATCTATACAATTTACAGATTTTTATGATTTAGACAGCGACAATTTTGATGTTGAGCAACAAAGACTTGCACAACATTTAATAGGCTATCAAAAGAGAAAATATTTAGAAAATATTATAAATGATGATGTAAGCCAATATAAATTTTATCAAGGTATGCTTCAAGATAAAGGGACAAAAAATTCTCTTACAAAAATGTTTGATGCTCTTGCAAGTGCAAATAAAGATAGTTTGCAATTTTATGAAGAGTGGGCAATAAAAGACGGACAATATGGTGCTGTTGATGGATTTCAAGAAGTAGATTACATTCTTGATGAAAATAAATTTAGACTAGCACCACAACCTATTGAACTGGTTAACAGTGTTGATACTTCGTCAACTGATCTTGTTTATAAAATACGTCCTTATGAAGTATATCAAAAAAGTGACGATTATTCACATGCACCTTTTCCAACAAAATATATAGAAGATACTTATGTAAGAAATGCAGGTTATGTAGATTTAGATGATGTGAAAGTAATTGCTAACACATATGATGAAATTGTAAATTTAACATTTCAGGATCTACGTCAAGGTGATTATGTTTGGGTAGGTACTGACAATAGATCGTGGAGTGTGTACAAATATTCCAATACAACCAATAATATTATTAGTGTTACAGGCGGCACAGATGAATTTACCTTAAATTTGAAAGAAACATTTCGCAGTGTAGCAGTAAATGATATTATCGGAGTGTTTGACGTCACAGAATTAGACGGATTTTACAAAGTCAAATCAGTATCAGGAGATAAAATTACACTTATAAATGATACAGACGAAGATATAGAAGATATAGAACGTTGTGTAGGTTACATCACTAATTTTGTTAAAGTAAGAGCCAGCAATGTTGATGATGCAAATAAAATTGCACAAAGTAATTTAGAAGATGGAGATATTCTTTGGATTGATAAAGCCTCTGATGATAAGTGGGCTGTCGTAAAAAATTCTAGAGATTATACTCTGCAACAGACTGTAGAAAACCAAAATGGTGACGACAGTGCATTACACAACTTTGCAAGTAGTATTGCAGTTAATAAACGTAATACTGTCCTAGCAGTTGGGTTGCCAGACTATGATAACGGAAAAGTGAATGTTTACAACAGATCTAGCGAAGGCAATAATTTTATTTTAGTTGCAGAACTAGTGCCTTTAACAGGCGCGGCTATGGATAAAGAAAGATTTGGCGCAAGTGTAGATGTAAGTGAAGATGGAAAATATATTTACGTAGGTTCTCCACACGCATCAAAAGTTAAAACACGCTACCAAGATGAATTTATTGAAACAATTGATTACCTAAAAAATGATATTGTAAAATATGATAACAGTTTATGGAGAGCGGGTGTAGGAATACAAGGAGCTGAAGCATCTATTAATTTTCAAAGTTTTGCAAGTGTAACACAGATTAGAATTGCACTAGGATTAATTGACGAAATAGATGATGCTCCGGTTGTGCTTGCATCTGGTAATTATCCTTTTACTAACACAGCAACTGATCATGTTATAGTTAGAGCTCCTTTTAATCAGTATGAAGGCTCAAAAATTGGAGATACAATTACTCTAAAATGGAATCAAAGATCCAATGCCTATCAAAATAAAAATTCTATTCAGGACGTAGCACCCTTTAACGGCATATACAATCCTATAGTAGGTACAGACTTCATAACAGGAGATCACCAAATACTTTATAAAGTAGATGCAGTACTGTATGTAGATGCTGCTACTAATGTACCTGTAGCAGGAGACACAGTAGAAACTTCTGGTGCTATAGGCACAGTAGCATACAAATATAACGAGCAAGCAAGAGTTGCAATTTATATGAAAGATGTTAACGGAACTTTTCCAACTACAGGAAGTTTATTTTTAACTAACGGCGACTTTGTTGGAGAATATGAGAAAAAATTACATAATGATATTTCAGGTTCTGATTATTCAAGCCAATGGGGTGGATATTGGGTAATTGATGTTGGATTGGCTTACAACACCGGACCGACCGAAACTTCTTTAGGAGATAGCGGTAAAGGACTTATATATCAAGATTTTACTCCAAGTGGACAAACCAACCAAAATAGAAGATACTTTAATGTGTTAGATGTTGATGATGACAGCACTGTAAACAGTGAAAACACAATAGGAAGTTATATTCGCACATTGAGCACACAAGGTGCTCCAGGAGCAGGCGGAGTTGTAAGTCCAATATACAGCGATCTATATGTTATGAAAGCTCCTAAAGCATTAACTGATAATGTAAATGCTGGAGATAAAATAAATGTATATGTAGATCAATTATTGCGTTGGAGTGATAATAGTTATAAAAATATTACAGATACAGGGCTTACTACAGCAATAACAAATAAAGAACAAACTATTACAGATATTTGGGATGGATATATTAATTTTAACTTCACTAAATTTGATAGTTTAGGTAATCCTTTTGAACCAGTAGTGCTAGGAGGAGGTGATACACTTCGTGTACGTGACCTTGGTACAGGTGCTGAAGCAGATGTTGCGTTTTATTTGAGAAATGGTTTGAATGGAACAATATTTGTTAAAAATTCTACAGGAACATTTAGTTTAGGTAATGATTTTGGAGATAACGTTGAAATAGAATTTATAGGCGATGCCGGCAGAACAAATCCAATTTATCAACCAGATCGTGTATTTGGCCAGATAGACAGTGTTGGTTTTAGTTATGCACCATTTGGTATAGGTAAGTTTTTAGTATTTTCTGGAGCGCCAGCAATAGTACCAAATAATAATATTTTACTTGAATCTGAATATTGGTTTTATGACGAAGCAGAAGTACTTGGTATTCCAAGACAGGCTAATATCCCAGGACCAGACAGTAATGATTGGGAAGAAGTATTTGCTATCCCAGTTGATGCCAATGCAGAAAATAATTTAAGCGACCTTTTATATGAAGGTATGTTTAGTATTTTTGAACGTAATCCTTCAGGCACTTATGATCCTCAAGGATATTACATAAATGAATATAGGGCAAGTAATCAATATTTAGGCACTACAGTCAAAGGTGCAAAAAATAATGATTTGTATAGATTATTTGTTTATGCTTCGCAAGATGGTAATAACGGTAAGATATATCAGTATAAAAAAGGTATAGAGAACAATGTAACTTTTGATTGGGATACTGCGAGAAATAAAAATTTTAAAGGCGAATTTAGTGATACCAAAGCGTACAAAGAAAACGATATTGTTTATTTAGACGGTACTTTACTAATTGCACAAACAAATTTATCAGCAGGTCCTTTTAATAGTAGTGACTGGACAAGTACCGACGATCTAATAGATTATGTTGGATATTTGCCTAATGATACAAACCTTTCAGTAATTAATGATAGTACAGACGGAAGCACAGTGCTTGATCAAGAATCATTAGGAGTATTTGGCAAAACAATAGATACAAATTCAAACGGTGATGTGCTTATTGTAAGCGTAACATATGATGAGGCTAAACCTAATGGAGTTGTTGTATACAGGGTAGACAACGGATTTTTCCAATTTGATCAATTAATAGAAGCACCAAGTAAAACAATAGGCTTTGCAGATAGTATATCTATATCAGATGACGGAATGAGTATAGCAATAAGTGCACCTTTTGATGATGAGAAAGATGCAGATCAAGGAATAGTTTATATTTACAAACAAAAAGATGGAAAATTTATTTTAGATCAAACTCTACACAGTCCAAAAAATGAAAGAGCAGAGCAATTCGGAACAACAATTTCGTATACAGGAGATGTCCTCGCTGTTGGTAGCCGGAACGCTGACAGCATTTTTGAATCTACACTAGATGTATTCAGTGAAAAGAAACAAGGAGAAACATATGTAAATGATCCTACAAGTCCTCCAACTAGATCTCCAACTACATTTGATAACAGTTTTACTAAATTTAGAAAAACAAATGTAGATGATGGTGTTGTATATGTTTATGAAAATATAAACGAAAAATTATTGTACGCAGATATAATACAATTAAACAATGCAAATGTTGATTACTTTGGTAGAAATGTAGAAGCAAGACAAAATCATGTATATGTAGGTTTGCCTAGATTAGAAACAGCAAGTCGATTAGGAGCTTTTGTTGATTATAGGATACAAGGAACAGTATATGACAATATTAGAACTCCAAAAGATCCAGTAGATCTTAGTAAAATTAAAAAAGTTGTTTTGTATAACACAAAAACAAAAGAATTACTTGCATACTTAGATTATATTGATGTGTTACAAGGAAAAATTGCAGGAGTTGCAGAACAAGAATTAAGATACAAAACATATTATGATCCTGCTACATATACAACAGGCACAGATGTTGTAGTGGATAAATTGAATACATGGGGAACTGAACAGGTAGGTCAACTATGGTGGGATCTAACTAATGCAAAATTTTTAAATCCATATCAAAATGATGTAACATACAGTACAAATAATTGGAATAAACTTTTTAGTTCGGCAACAATAGATGTATATGAATGGATAGAATCTACACTTACTCCAGAGCAGTGGAATGCACAAGCTGATACCAATGATGGATTAGCTCAAGGGATAAGCGGCCAATCAAAAAGCACTACAAACTATGTTCTTAAAAAAGTATATGACAGTATTAGCCAAAGTTTTGTAGACAAATATTTTTATTGGGTCAAAGATAAAAAAACAATTCCTAACAATGAATTCAGAAATGAAAGTGCTTTTAATACTGCCCAGCTTATTGCAGATCCTTATTCTTACGGATATAAATTTGTTAGTTTCTTTAGTAACAATCAATTTGCAATTAATAATTGTGATACATTAATCGAAGGCAAGGATGTTGCGTTGAGTGTTCAGTATTACACATCAGATAATCAAGATACAAACATACATAATCAATATCAAATTTTGACAGACGGATTGGCAAGTAGTAAACCAAATAGGGATATAGAAAGAAAGTGGTTCGACAGTTTAATTGGATATGATACAAACAATAGGCCAGTGCCAGATACTACATTAGGTGCAAAAAAGAAATATGGTATTTTAAACACACCAAGACAAAGTATATTTGTTAATAATGTAGAAGCATTAAAACAAACCATAGAACGTATAAATGGTGTTTTAATAAAAAATTTAATTGTTGAAAATAAAAACTTAACTGGTTTAGATTATAAAGAAAATTTTCCAAGCAGTATTTCAAGATTATATGATACTTCTGTAGATACTTTTGCAGAAATAGAACTTATAGGTGTAGCAAAAAGTAAACAGGCAGTGCTTAGTCCTGTAATAGAAAATGGAAAAATAGTAAGAGTGAATATAGTTGATCCTGGAAGAGGATATCTAGTCTCTCCTACATATACTATTAGAGGCGATAGTGGAGAAGGTGCTGATTTTACATTTACTATTGATAACGCCGGACAAATAACTAATGTAGTTGTAAATAATCAAGGACAAAATTATGAAAACACTACATCAATAGAAGTAAGAAAATTTGCAGCACTTGTAAAAGCCGATGAAACTATTAATGGTAAATGGGCTATTTATGAAAGATTAAGTGATACTAATAGTTGGAATAGGATAAAAAGCCAAGCATACAATACAACATTATATTGGGAGTACGCAGATTGGTACGACACTGGTGTAAACGAAACAATTGATATTGATTATTTAATTGATTATTCGTATCAACTAGATGGTCTAAATGACGCAATTGGTGATATAGTCAAAATAAGCACTATAGGCACAGGTGGATGGTTGTTATTACAAAAAATAGATGAACAAGTCACTACAGATTACACAGTCAATTACAAAACTATAGGTAGGCAAAATGGTACAATACAGTTTAAGCGTGGTTTATATGATGTAAATGCTAATTTAAACGGTTTCGATAGTATAAGTTTTGATGTGCAGTTCTATGACGCACAACCTACTGTAGAACAACGTAGAATTTTGGAAGTTATACGTGACGATATATTTACAGTTGAACTTGAAGAAGAATATAACAAGTTATTTTTTGCTAGTATAAGGTATGCATTTAGTGAGCAACCTTACATAGATTGGGCTTTTAAAACAAGTTTTGTCAAAGCCCAGCATAATGTAGGATCACTAAGGGAAGATATTACATTTAATAATGATAACTTGCCTAGCTATGAGGATTACTTAGAAGAGGTTAAACCTTTTAAAACAAAATTACGTGAATACCTTTCAAGTTATGAGAAGATCGAACCTACCAATACTGTAATTACAGATTTTGATTTAGCACCAAGATATGTTGAAAGCAGGGGAATACAACCTCATCCATCACAAGTTATACAAGATATGATAGTAGGTACAGAATCAGATATTACTACCTATCCTTATAGACACTGGTTAGATAATGCAAGCTACGAAATAAAGAGTGTTAATATTTATAATGGTGGTTCTAAATATAGTGAACCTCCTGTAATTACAGCAGTCGGCGGCGGAGGCACAGGTGCTAAATTTAAGAGCTATCTAGGCGTAAATGGCACAATAGTAAAGATAGAAGTAATTAATGAAGGAAGTGGCTATATAAGTGCGCCTACTCTGGAAATTAATGGCAGCAATCCAGACGGAACTGATGCGAAAATTAGTGCAGTAATAGGTCATCAAACTGTTAGAAGTTTCTTGACAAAGGTCAAATTTGATAGGATAAGTTCTAGTTTTATTATAACAAAGTTAAACGAAACCGAAAATTTTGTTGGCACAGGTAGTAAATATGTATTTGATTTAAAATGGCCGATAGATGTAAAACCTGCTAATGTAAAAGTTACTGTTGGCGGTATTGAACTGCTTAACAGCGAATATATTTACACTAACCTGCAGGATAACACAAAATCATATGTAAGATTTAAAGGACGTATTACTCTTAATGTTCCTCCAGCTAACACAAAAGCTATTGTAATAGAATATAAAAAAGATCCAGATTTATTAGTAGCACAAGATAGAGTAAACTTACTTTATGATCCAACCACAGGAATGCTTGGTAAGGATATTACACAAGTTATGGACGGTGTAGATTATGGAGGAGTGGAAGTAAAAAGTTTTGGTTTTGAAAATCAAGGCGGTTTTGATGCTGAAGGTTGGTTCACAGGAAAATGGGACACTTATGACGATACTTACGAAGATGAAGTATTTAATTTTGACGGAAGCACTTTACTTATAGAACTTTCGAAACCTCTAGAAAGTGGTGTTGAATATAATGTTTATAAAAACAATGTACGTATAGATGATCCAAATTATGATGGTAGTACATTTATTGAAAATTCAAACGCTATAATGGAAACACTTGTTGGAGACGGATCTCTTAAGATATTAAATTTAGATGATTTAGGTATAAAAGTAGCTGATGGGGATACACTTGTAATACGTAAGAAGACAAGTGACGGTAGTTTCTTAGCAGATCCTAACGGTTACGATACTTTAATAGAAGGAGGAGATTTTCCTTACGCAACAGCAAGTGGATTAGCAGCAGAAGATATATCTGTAGATGGTGATGGCTTTGTTACTCCTACTACAAGCAAAGGTCCTGAAGAAATAATCCCAGGACAAGTTTTAGATACAGTAGATATCCAAGTGTATGAAAGACCAACAGGCGGCGCCAGTAATATTAGAAGTTTTAATTACATTGGAGACGGAAGCACAAAAACTTTCGATATAGGACAGAATATTGCTTTTAACAATAATTTATTTTTAAAAGTAGGCGATGAAATAAAAACAAAAGAAGATTATGTATTTTCTATAGATAGACAGAGTATTATTTTAGATGTTGCTCCTAGTGCAAATATAAAAGTAAACATAATTACTTTAGATGTCGCAGGAAAGAATGTGTTAGATTACGGCACATTTGTAGGAGACGGAAGTACAATAGATTATCTTACAAATGTTCGCTGGACAGAAAACATGACACACTATGCTACAATAGATGGTGAATTACAAGATACGTTACTTATTAAGAGCGATGACAGTGCCCATGATATGCCTGGAAATGTTGTAATTCGTTTTGCTAGACCTATAGCTAGTGATAAAATAATTAATTTTGGAATTTTTGAAGGCAATACTCAAAATTACAGTTCTGTGCAAATTGATACTTTTATAGGTGACGGTAGTTCTTTGACATACACATTAGAAAAAACTCCGTTTAGCGGAACACCTAGTCAACACAATACTATTGTGAAAGTTAACAACACAATTTTAACAGCAGGATACAGTCAACATTTTGCTGTATCAGATGTGCGAGAATATAGATTGGATTTATGGCAAGTACCTCTAGGCACATTTAACCATCAGGATTTGTTAGTGTATTTGAATGATGTAGAACTAACATATGGTGCTCAATGGAATTATGTAAGTGCTGGAGAGTTTGATATTTCTACAGTAGCTGATCAGCAAATAGGCTCAACAATTACACTATTGCCTGGCATAGGAAAAACTGGTGACACATTAAGAGTTTATGCCATTAAAGACGGACAGTATGCATACGGATATTGGGATAGTGCAGGTGAATTTGTAAGCACTCCGGGAACAATATACATGGATAATGTATATGAGTCAAGTGATATTATTACAGTGTATACGTTTAACAACGATGATGTACAGGGCATAGAAAGACAAGAATTTGATGTAGTAGAAAGAACTAAACTTACTGTAGGTTCTGACAATTGGTATCAATTACGTCATTTACGTAATGGACTTATAGAGCTACGTAAACCTGCTGTTGATGCTCAGTATGTTTGGATTGTTAAAAATGGTACACTATTAACTCCAAGTGTGGATTATTTTGTCACAGAGAACAAAAAATATATCAAGATTGCATATGAATTATCAGAAAATGATACTATCGATATAATACATTTTTCTGATACGCCTTTAATACAAAAGTTTGGATGGAGACAGTTCAAAGATATCCTTAACAGAACACACTACAAAAGGCTTACAGGAGCAGAAGACGTTTTACTGGTAAGAGATTTATATCCATGGGATAAAACAATCGAAGTTGAAAATGGTGATAAATTACCGCAACCTAGTGCCAATCCTGACATGCCAAGTATAATTTTTATTGAAGGTGAACGTATTGAATATTTTGTTAGAGACGGAAATATATTAAAGCAACTTAGACGTGCTACAATGGGCACAGGTGCAAAAGATGTTTACAAAGAAGGTACAGAGATATATCAACAAAGTGTAGATCAAAATATACCTTACAAAGATGAAACTATAACCCTTACACTAGATGGTGATGGTACTACTACAGATTTTCAGCTAGATTGGACACCTACAAGTGTAAATGAATTTGAAGTTTTTGTTGCAGGCAAGCGTATGAGGAAAAACAGTATTGAAAGTTATCAATTTGAAACAATAGATAGCAACGGTAACACAGTAAGTGCTCCGCAAATGGATTCACCCGAAGGTGATGTAACACTTGCGCCAGAATTTACTGTTGCAGGAACAACACTTACACTTGCTGAGCCTGCACCAGAAAACAGCAAAGTAATTATAATTAGAAAGCAGGGAAGAACTTGGAGTGATCCGGGAACACAGCTAAGTAAATCAAAAGGTAATATAGCACGTTTCTTAAGAAATTCAACAACTGACTTGCCGCGATAAATACATGTAGGAAAACAAAATGACAGATAAAATAAACGAACATCAAGGTGTATATATACAAGGACATATTAAAATACATGATCCTGAAAGTGGTCAAGTCATTGTAGATAAACGAAATGCTATTCATTATGAAAATATAAGTTTATCGCTTGCTGAAAGTTTAGGTAACAGTGGCAACGGTTGGATACATGAAATGGCATTTGGCAATGGCGGTACTAGTGTAGATCCAACAGGAATTATTACATATTTGACACCTAACAGCACTGGAACAAATGCAAGTTTATATAATCAAACCTTTAAAAAAGTTGTAGATGATAGAAGCGTGTCAAACATTGATCCTGTACGTAATAAAATAGAAACTAGGCATATTAGTGGCACTAATTACACAGATGTATTAGTCACATGTTTGCTTGACTATGGTGAACCTAGCGGTCAAGATGCGTTTGATACAGCTACCGATCAAAATTCTTTATATGTTTTTGATGAACTAGGGTTGAAAGCATATGCTGCAGATGGTAATGGTAGATTGTTGACACATGTTGTATTTCATCCTGTGCAAAAAAGTTTAAACAGATTAGTACAGATAGATTATACAGTAAGGGTACAAAGTTTAACTGGATTCAACGAGGGATAATAAATGGCTTATACTATTGCATATACAGACCAAGCCAACAAAGGCACAATTACCATTGAAGATAATACTCTCAACACTACAACTGATTTAAAAATTCCAGGTAGAAATACAACTGCATACGGAACTGCTATTGCAGAAAACTTTTTACACTTGTTAGAAAATTTTGCAAGCACTACACAGCCTAGCAATCCTGTTGAAGGCCAACTGTGGTATGATAGTACTCCTGGAAAAGAGCAACTAAAAGTTTATAATCTTCCGGATTGGGTGCCTGTAGGTGGAATAATTAGAGGAACTACAGAACCAGAAGCGGCCAATAGTCAAATAGGTGACTTATGGACTGATACAGATAATCAACAATTATATTTGTTTAGTGGTTCTGGATGGGTACTTGTAGGTCCAACGTTTAGTGATGGACTTAACACAGGACCGATACCAGTGTCAGTAACAGGTACTGACAATGTTGTGTATAATGTTGTGCAGATCGAAGTTGATGCACAACCTGTAGCAATTATTGCTACAGATGAATTTATTCCTAAAACAGTCATTCCAGGTTTCACAGTAATTAAACCAGGCGTAACTCTATCTAATAGAGATATCAAAGGAGACGGTGCTGCAAAATTTTATGGCACAGCAGAAAAAGCTGAATCTCTTATTGTAAACAATGTAAATGTAAGTGCAGGAAACTTTTTAAGAAGTGATATTGTAAGCACAACATTGAATGCACTCAATGTGCAAAACAATTCTGGTATTAATTACGGTATCAATTCTGAGATGAATATAGGTATTGAAGGAAATGCTGGTATAATACAACATCAAATTGCTGGATCTAACATAGACTTAAGAGTGAAAAATGCAGGTACATCAAAAACTGTGGTGAGAGTTGATAGTGATCTTAAAGTAGGAATAAACAATGAAGCACCAGAAGAAGCATTAGATGTTACAGGTAACATACAACAGAGTGGTGTACTAAAAATTAATGATACCACAGATGCAACAACTATCGGTACAGGTAGTGCAATTATAAAAGGTGGAGTTGGAATTGCAAAAAACTTATTTGTTGGCGGACAAACAGAATTAGAAAATACTTTAACAACACGTATTATAGAACCTGATCAAAATAATGTTAGAAACATTGGTGCTCCACTCAACAGGTATAAAACTATATATTCAACTACGTTTATAGGTAACTTGACAGGAAATGTAAGTGGTACTGTGTCAGGTAGAGCAGGATCTGCAGATAAACTAACAAGTTCAACAACATTTAGACTTACAGGTGATGTTAGTGCTGATGATTTTGTATTTGATGGACAAGTTGGCGGAAGTGTTAAAACATTCACAACAAGCATCAGTAACACTATTGTATCAAATAAAACAAATGTTACAGAATCTCAAGTAGATGATGAAATTTTAATTAACAGAACATCTGGCGATACAGGACTTAAAAAAATATCAAGACGTAATTTGTTAAAAGCTGTTGCAGTGAATCCTCCGGGTGTTGTTGTACCATTTGCAGGAGTTGCTACACCAACTGGCTGGTTGCTTTGTGACGGTGCAGAATATCTTATAGCTGAGTACCAACAATTATTTGATGCTATTGGTTTTTCTTTCAAAGACAATCCAGAAACTGGAAAATTTGCTTTACCTGATTTAAGAGGCAGGTTCCCATTAGGATTAGATAATATGAACGGTGTAAGTGCTAATAGAGTTACTAATAATTCAGCAGATACACTAGGGGGAATAGGCGGAAGTGAATCAAAAAGTATAACAACTCAAAATTTACCAGAGCATGAACATGATTTACGTTCGCCAACTGGTGAACAATTTTTTGCAGTGCGTGAAATAAACACAGGAGATACATTGCCAACTGGAGTTGAAAGGTCAACATTTGATGTGGCATCACAACAAAACAGTCAACGTTTATTGACTAGTGGAGGTGTACTTGATGGAGGCAACGGCGATCCGTTAGATGTTATGAATCCTTATATAGGTATGAAATATATTATATACACAGGTAGGAGTGCATAATGAGTTACATTTTAAATAAAACAGACGGCACGCTTCTAGTTACTCTTGTTGATGGTTCTATTGATACCACAAGCACAGATATTACATTAGTAGGAAGAAATTATAAAGGTTTTGGTGAATTTATTAATGAAAACTATATTAAAATGCTTGAAAACTTTTCTAGCAGTAGTGCACCTACAAATCCGCTTAAAGGGCAACTATGGTATGATACAGCAGATGCAAGATTAAAAATCTTTAACGGTAGTGATTGGAAGGTAGCAGGCGGACCAATTGTTAGTAATCAAGAACCAAATAATTTAGTAGCAGGCGACCTATGGATTGATGATGCTAAGAATAGATTATATTTCTATGATGGAACAGATCTTGTTCTTGTTGGTCCTATGTACACACAAAGGCAAGGAAAAACAGGATTTGAAGCTGATAGTGTTGTAGATGATGGTAACGTTACAAGAACAGTTTTAAAACTATTTGTTGGCGGCGTACTTGCAGGTGTACATTCACGTGTGCAATTTCGTCCAGGAAACAATTTTGAAATACAAGGTTATCCTGTAGATGCAAATGATACACAAACACCTCAACGCCAATTAATAAAAGTCGGATTTAATCCCGTCAATCCTACAGGAGAAACTTACAAATATAACGGTACTGCTGAGTCGGCAGAAGCATTAGTTGATGGCGCCGGCACAAGATATGACTTTACAAAATTTGTTTCTACCACCGGTGACCAAAATATGACAGGTAGTTTGTTTGTGAAAAATAGCGGCGGCCTAGCAATTGGTGTTGGTGATAGTAAATATCATGCTATAAAAATAGATGGCACTACTACAGTATTTGAGAATCAACAAGGCGGTTCAGATATTGATATGAGAATAAGAGTAGGCAACTCAACAAATAGTGCTTTATACATAGATTCTACAAATGAATATGTTGGTTTTTTTAATTCTAATCCTACTGCATCTTTAGATGTTACTGGAAATGGAAAAATAAGCGGTAATTTAGAAGTAGCAGGCAATCTTACTGTTACAGGTACAACCCTTGCATTAGATGTATCTAACTTTAGCATTGAAGGTAAAACACTCGAACTTGCTATTCCGAGTGACAGTACACTTCCTACTGATGCTTCTATAGATCAAGGTGGAGTTATTCTAAATAGTCAAACTGGATCTAAGGATTTACTATGGCGTAATGCTACATCGGCTTGGACATTTAATCAAAATGTAGACTTGCAAGCGACAGATACAATAGGAAGTCCTGCATATCATATCAAGGGAGTGAAAAAACTTTCTGAAACAGAATTACATAATACTGTTACACAAGCAACAGGAATAACAAGAGTAGGTACACTTACACAATTAGACGTTGATGATATAAACATAGACGGTACAACTATTACATCTTCAGGTGATTTAAACATTTCAACAAACGGTGACATAGTTGTCAATACAAAAAAAATTACAGGGGTAGCAACACCTACTGCTGATAGCCATGTAGCTACTAAAGGTTACACAGATAATGCAATCCAAACTGAGTCACTTATTTTAAGTTTAGATATCACAGGATTGACATCACCTAATCCACCAGGCACAGGTGATGGACCCGTGACTAATGTAATTGCAATACTTACATCAATGTATACAGCAGGTGTAAAGACACTTACAAACGGTGCTAAAGCTGTAATACATGCTGTTGATTATAGTTCAGCATCAGTTACTGGTATTGATATAAATGCGGCTATGAGTAAATCTACAGTAAGTGTAGATAAAAATAATGTAGTAAATGCACAATCTGTTGTGCAAGATGTGACATTTGCTGCGGCAAGCGGTTCAGCTAGCCTAGTTCCTAATAGATACACAATGGTGTTTACTGTATCAGGAGGAGCCTGGACGCATACAAGCACAACAACATATACACCATAAACGAATAAATACATTATGTATTAGGGGTTATAAGAAATGGCATATACGATAAACAGATACAACAATGCAACACTGAGTACAGTAGAAGACGGTACTTTAGATCAAACCACTGACCTTAAATTAGTTGGAAAAAACTATGCAGGTTATGGAGAAATACAAAACGAAAACTTTGTATTTTTGTTAGAAAATTTTAGCGGTGCAAACGCTCCGCCAAAGGCTATATCAGGACAAATGTGGTTTGATAGTGGAAACAGCAAATTAAAATTTTATGATGGAACTAAATGGCGTACTACAGGCGGCGCCGAAGTCAGTGCTAGTGCCCCTACTGGCTTGAAGGCTGGCGACTTTTGGTGGGATACCGGTAACGAACAATTATATGCTTACAACGGAACTGATTTTATATTAATCGGGCCACAAGATGCAGGATCCGGCATAACACAAATGCAATCGAAAACAGTACGTGATGATGGAGGAACCAATCGATCTATAATTGCTGCAACCGTAAATGATGAAGTAATATTTACAATTAGTGCAATACAATTTACTATAGATTCAACGGATGCTGAAAATGCTATTACAGGATTTGATGTAATAAGACGTGGACTTACACTTAAGAATACACAAAATAGTGCAGACGGTGTAACGACTACTGCTCATAGATTTCACGGCACAGCTACTAATTCAGAAAAATTAGGAGGAGTAGATGCATCTAATTTTGTACAGACTGGCTTAGCATCATTTACTACTCTCACAAGTTTTGCAGACATAGGTATTGCAATAGGTGATTCAAGCGATTTAAAAATTAAAATTATAAATGATAACGAAGCAAGTATTGCTAATGATGTAGGTAAAACTATTAAATTAAGTGCAAAGCCATTAAGCGGTACCACAGAAAATATTTTACGTGTGCAAGCAGATGCAACACTTGCAGTGCTTCCAGGATTAGCAGGAGACGGCACAACAGTGCAGACTGTCACACTAGGATCAACTACTGCGGCATTCAACAACGTCTTTGCAACAACGTTTACAGGTACAGCAACACAGGCAAACACCATACAAGTAGATGGAGGTAGTTATAGACAAGCTTCTGTATCTACTACACTACCAAACACTATTCCATGCAGAAATGCAAGTGGAAATATTACAGCAAATGTGTTTGACGGAATTGCTACAAGTTCACGGTTTGCTGACCTTGCAGAAAAGTATACAACAGAAGAAGAATTATTAGCAGGCACAGCGGTTGCAGTAGGCGGTGAGGCAGAAGTACGTCACGCAAAAGCAAGCGATATTTGTATTGGTGTAGTATCAACAGATCCTGGAATGATGATGAACTCAGAATCCGAAGGACAGTATATTGCATTAAAAGGTCGTGTACCTGTTAGAGTAAGAGGTGTCGTAGAAAAAGGACAACCAATATATGCATGGGAAGATGGGGTTTGTTCTACAGTACATACAACAGCAATGGTTGGCATAGCATTAGAATCAAGTGACGATGAGTCGGAAAAATTGATTGAATGTGTGTTGAAAGTATAAATAAATATACGTAGTTAATAAAAAGTGTTGACTTAAAGCATTGTTTGTATTATAATAAACGGATAGGAGATTATATATGCCAGTTCAAAATGCCCCAATTACTGCAAATGATTACAACACGGTGCAGAGTCGAATTAACACGATTATGAACACCGATTATGGACAATCGTTGCTAAGTGGACAGGTATCTGTAGGCGAAATAGTTACAGATGATCAACTAGACAATCTACGAATAGATATTACAAAAGCATATACACATCAGCAAGGAACTGGACCTACAATTACAGATGTAGATACAGGCGATACAATACTTGCGGCACATCTAACAAATTATGAAAATATAATGTCAACTGTTGAATCTAATTTATATTTAATAGGATCTGGACAATTTTCAGTAGAGCCAGGAATTAGTAGTCCAAGAACAACAGGTTGGAATAGCACATTAGAACATAGAGTTTTGATTTCTTATGGTTCAGAACTTGCTAAAACACAATTTTTTAAAGCAGGTGGAGAAGTTAGATTTACTGCAAGTCAATCAGGAGGCTCAAGTTCTATTAATGTTGACTGGCGTAACATGTTAGCAAACATGGGCACTATCAAAATGAATTATACACAAACAACCTCAACAGGTTCGGGTACAGGAAGTAATATTGGACAACAAGATTTGACAGGATCCTATCAAACAATTTTTACAAAAACAGGTTCAGGTGCTTATGCAGCGAACGATTACATTGTGCAAGCCCGAAACCAAACAGGCGCAATACAGGTTAGAATATATTTCCAAGATGATAAGGGCGGTAATCCAGATGAAAACGTAACTGGTACAACTACAAGTAATGTACAGCATTTAAGAGCATCTGGTTCTAATGTCTCTTTACCTGCACCTACCTACACAAATCAAGCCACACTACAATAATTCTTGACTTTTACAAGTGCTTCCTGTATACTAGCACTATAGGAGGATCTCATGGAATCAAAATTAGAAAAAGCATTAGAGTATGCGAATTTTTCGCAAACATTGCAAAACCAAAAAAACATTCTTTTAAAACAATATCAAGATAATTGTTATTATTATCAGGATGGATGTGCATTTGAAGTAACTCCTAATTTAATTACATTTTGTAATTTTATAGTATCAAAAGATAAACCTTTAGTATTACTTGATAGTAATGACACGCCTGTACAAATTGAAAATCCAAAAAAATTCATTGACGATATTGTGGACGTATATGTACAAAGTACCAACAAATACTTAACACAATATAATAAATTTAAAAAAAATAAAAAAGTCCAAGGATTACTAGATTAATGAAAAAAGGTGTTTTGCTTTTTGCTAATAATAATGAACAAATAGATTATATAAAGCAAGCAATATTTTGTGCAAAGCGTATAAAACGTTTTACAAAGTTACATGTAACACTTGTCACTGACGATGTTCAACATCTTAAAAAGTTTCCTTTTTATAAAAAATACATTAATAAAATTATAAAAGCACAATCCTCTAAAGAAACACAACAGAAAAAATTTTATGACGGAGATTCATATATAGATGCTACTTGGAAAAATTTTTCACGTGCAACTTGCTATGACATCACTCCCTATGAACAAACTTTAGTTATAGATACTGACTTTATTATCAATAGTCCAAGTATTTTAGAATGTTTTAAAACTAATCACGATTTTTTAATTAATAGATTTGCATTTGATTTGAATACAGTACGAGATAGTTCAACAGAACTTTTAGTCAGCAATACAAGCATTCCAATGTACTGGGCTACAGTATTTTATTTTACAAAAACAACTAAAACAAAAATCCTTTTTAATCTAATACAACATATAAGGAATAATTGGAGCTACTATAAATTATTGTATAATATTGTTTCTAACACTTATAGGAACGATTTTGCATTTAGTATTGCTCTTCATATACTTAGTAATCATCAATCAATAGTCTGGCCTAAAGTTTTGCCAACTTTGTATATGATTACAGGTAAAGATACACTTTTAAACATAGAAGATACAAAGATGACATTACTTTTGCAACAAGGTCAAAAAGAAATTGCTTGTTCAATAACAGGATCAGATTTACATATAATGAATAAATTTAGTTTAGATAGATACGTAGATAAGGATTTTGCAAATGAATAAAGGATTTTGTATTTTAGCAGAAAATAACTATAAAACTGACTATGTACGTCAAGCATATGGATTAGCATGTAGTATACATAAAAATAATAAAAATCAAAATGTAAGCCTAATCACAGACGATAACGTACCAGAACAATATAAACATGTGTTTGATAAAATTATTCCTATTCCTTGGGGCAACCTTGCTGTAAATAGTGATTGGAAAATAGAAAATAGATGGAAAGTTTATCATTTGACACCTTATGAGAATACTATTGTAATGGATGCAGATATGTTAATACTTGAAGATATTAATAATTGGTGGTACGAATGTAGTGAACACAGTGTAGCTTTTACGACTGATGTGCTTACATATAGGAAAGATGTAGTGACTACAAAATATTATAGAAAAACATTTGTTGAAAATAATTTACCAAATTTGTATAGTGGACTGTACTACTTTAAAAAAAGCAATATTGCTAAAGAGTTTTTTACCTTGGTAGAAATTATTAGTAAAGATTGGCAAATTTTTTATGACAAGTTTGCACCTAAAAGCAAACAAAAATGGCAAAGTTTTGATTTAAACTGTGCTATTGCTTACAAATTATTAGATTTACCTACTTTAAAAACTCCACTCACATTTACACATATGAAGCCACACGCCCAACATTGGGAAAATGTTCCAGAAAAATGGACTGATTATTTAGATGTATATTTAGACGAGCATATATATTTAGGTAATTTTACACAAAAAGGTGTTTTGCATTATGTTGAAGATGAATTTTTAACCGATGAATTATTGGAGTATTTAAAATAATGTTGTATGTTGGTTTTGATACTACTGGAAAAGTTATTAAAATTACAAATGAACCTGATAATATTTTGCAATATTTAGAAATAAGTTCTGAGATGTTTGACAAGTTCGCAGAAGCAGTTGAAAACATTGACGATTACGTAGTAGTAAAAAAACATGATTATGTTCTTGAAAAGAAAGATGGTAAACAAACTTTATACGGTAACATATTAACACTAGGAATGACAAACCAAAAAAAACCTAACAGCATATATATTATACAAAATCCTAAATCTAAAAATTTTAGTATAACACACACATTTACTGATGGGAAGTTGCCGCCTTCTCATATCTATAAAAAGTTTTTTGTTACAAACTTAAATAATGCTAACAAATTATTATGCACACTGGAATGCAAGTTCGAAGATTTCTTACACACGCCATATTTTTTTGACACAAAATATTTTAATGAATGTAAAATTATTACACAACCTGATATGCAAAGTTATTACCATACAATAGGAGAAACAATTGAATAGTATCAAAGTTTTAGATTGTGATATTGTTTTTCTTTCATATGATGAGCCTAATGCAGAAAAGAATTATGCTGATCTACTTACAAAAGTTCCGCATGCAAAAAGAATACATGGTGTAGAAGGCAGTGATGCAGCTCACAAAGCCTGTGCAGACATATCAGAAACAAAACACTTTGTAACTGTAGATGGCGATACTGTTATTGATGCAAACTTTTTAAACGTTGTCTTAGATCTAGATGCATTAGGTGTGGATGATGACTATCAGTTCAGCTGGTGTGGTAACATTGACATTAATGGTTTAAAATATGGAAACGGCAGTTTAAAAATGTGGACTAAAGATTTTGTTTCTAACATGAAAACACATGAAAATACAGACGGGTCAGACGATACACTTATAGAGTTTTGTTATTTCGACAACTACTATCAACTAAATGAAAATTATTCTACCAGCATAATAAGTTCCACACCGCATCAGGCTTGGAGGGCAGGTTTTAGAGAAGGTGTTAAGATGTCACTTAATAGAGGTACAAAAGTACAGGATCTTGCAAACAACATTTGGTGGCAAAATTATAATAGGCTACTTGTGTGGTTAAATATTGGGGCAGATGTAAACAATGGATTATATGCTATTATGGGAGCTAGAGATGGTTGCCAAAAAATATTAACAACCGATTGGGATCATTCTGTAACAAGAGATTTCGAATGGCTAAATGCATATTGGAAAGAAATAAAAAATTTAGATGTGGTACAAATGATTGCACAGTATGGTGAAGTGTTACAAGAGCAAGGATTACCAATTAGTAAAACAGCATTAGATGCTGAACAAAGTAGATTCTTTAAAACAGTATATGCACCTCCATCTAGGAGAGTACGGTGAAGAAACAGTTACAAGCCAAAGATCTTGCAAGGAGTTTCAGAGATGATAAGAATAATCCTAAAAAATTAGCTATCCTTAAACAGCATTTAGATAATGTTGGGCCTGGATTTTGTCTAGCAAAATGGACACAAGTAACAACTCATCTAGGTAGTGGTATAACACATAGTTGTCATCATGTAGGTGCACATAAAATAAAATTAGACGAGCTTGCAAAAGATCCAGGTGCATTACACAATACTGAATTTAAAAAAGAACGCAGACAGGAGATGCTTAACGGACATCGTCCTGTAGAGTGCGATTATTGTTGGAGAATTGAAGATAACAGTAAACACTATAGTGATAGAATAACCAAGAGTATACAGAATTGGAGTTTACCTTATCTACACGATATAATGTTAAGTAAGGGCGATGAAAATATATACCCTAAATATGTTGAAATAAGTTTTAGCAATGTTTGCAATTTTAAGTGTGCATATTGCGGACCAGCTTTTAGTAGTAAATGGACAGAAGAAGTAAAAGAAAAAGGTTCCTATAAATTTACAGATCAAAAAGGTAACAAAAGAGAGTTTGGTTTTATTGATCCTAATGAAGTACAATACCTAGAGAGAGAACATAATCCTTATATTGATGCATTTTGGAAATGGTTTCCCGAAGCAGTAAAGCATATGCATGTATTTAGAATAACTGGCGGAGAGCCGTTATTGAGTAAACACACTATGAAAGTTATAGATTACTTACTAGATAATCCTCAACCTAAGTTAGAATTTGCAATTAATACTAATGCATGTCCTCCTGATAAAATTTGGAAAAGATTTATCAAGAAGGTAAATGATTTAATTGCAAATGACTGTATTAAAACTTTGACAGTTTTTACAAGTGCAGAAGCAAAAGGTAAACAAAATAATTACATACGGTTTGGCATGGATTATGACCTATGGCTCAGTAATTTACGAATGCTCTTACATCACACAAAAAAAGTTAAATTAAGTATCATGTGTGCAGTGAATATGTTAAGTACAACAACACTTCACTTACTTATAAGAGATATACAAAAATTAAGAAAAAATTCTGTGAGAGTAAATATAGATTTTGCATATGTGAGAAATCCTAAATTTTTAGACATTAGAATCACACCAAAAGAATTATTAGATGAATATGTAGAAGGTATTTTAGAATCTCTTGAACATCGTATAGAAGAAGTACGTAAAGAAAGAAATCCTAACGATCAATGGATGATAGAAACAGAAAAATTTTTGCGTATATACAATAGTGTAAATGCATTGCGTGATAAGGAAGATCCAAGGGAACTAGAATTAACAAGATATAATTTTGTAGAATACATTACAGAATATGACAAAAGAAAAGGAACAAATTTTAAAGAAACTTTTCCAGAATTCGTTCCTTATTTTGATAAATGGGCTTTTACAAATGTTTGACGTGGTTTACATAAGTTACAAAGAACCAAATAGAGAAAAAAGATTAAGTCAATTAAAAGACAGAATACCTTTTATAAAACATGTGACAGGTGTAAAAGGAATACATAATGCACACATAAAAGCGGCACAACTTTGTGATACCAAAATGTTTTATGTTATAGATGGGGACGCAGATCTTTTAGATACTTTTGATTTTGATGAAAATTTTAAACATAATTTTAATGTGTCATACGATACTGTGTATGTTTGGCAAAGTATTAATCCTATCAATGATTTGGTATATGGCTATGGCGGTGTAAAATTATTTCCAAAAGAATTAGTTTTAAAAATGGATAAAAGTTCAAATGATATGACAACTAGTATCAGCGAAAATTTTTGTGTTGTAGAACAAATAAGCAATAAAACATCTTTTAACACTGATAAATTAAGTACATGGCGTAGTGCTTTTAGAGAATGTGCTAAGTTAGCAAGCAAAACAATTGATAGACAAGATGAAGGAGAAACAAATGAAAGACTCAAAACTTGGACAACCGTGGGACACGATAGACCATATGGCGAATACGCTTTGGCAGGCGCTACCGCTGGTATGGAGTTTGGCCTTTCTAGGGGGTCTGATCTTGGGCTAATAAATGATTGGGAATGGTTAGAGAATGAGTACAAAAAGAATAGTTGCATTCGGTTGTAGTATCACAAGAGGTGAAGCATTACCTGATGTTTGGTGTACTTCAATCGATGATCCACAAAATCGCTTACCCAGTAATTATTCTTGGCCATCAGAGTTAGGAAAAAAATTTAATCTACGTGTGCTTAATTGCGGAAAAAGCGGCACTTCAAACAAATATATTTGTAAACAAATGCTGGATGCTAATTTAACACCTAATGACATTGTTGTTTTTATGTGGACCTATTTTGCTAGAACGTGTGTGCTTGATGATCCAGAAGAAAAAAGAATTATTCCTAATTATTTGGCGTGGAAAGAAAAAGACAATAAAAATATTTCTAAGACAAATAGAAAACATCTGCAACATATGTTTGAATATTGTGAAAATTATTTTAGAAATTATTTTACTTGGCAAGATTGTTTCTATGAGTCTTTACAACAAATGAATTTTGCAAAATTATATTTAGATTCAAAAGGAATCAAAAACTATCATACAACTTGCGAACAACTTCCTTATAGAGGTACAATTACAAAACAAACCAGTTGGTTTAAATTAAATGTAGAAAAGGAAGTTTTATTTGATATGCCTCAATGGAATACTGTTAATTTAAAACAAATTAATTTATATGATAATAATGCGGCTGATCAAGACCATCCTAGTGTTAAAGCACACAAAAAAATAGCAAAAGATATTTACAAATTTATATCAAAGGATTGAATTTTCCAATAAGCATGTATCTTGTTCCTCGAGTATCTGCTACTTGATCTTCTTGTAACACTTCTGCCCTTTCAGGTAATTGCTTTTTAAAATCTTCCAAGCTATTTACACAATTTATATGTCCTTGAATATCGAACATATTGTTAGACTGAAAAGCAAAATAGCAATCACTTGATAGTTTTGCTGATTGATAAAATTTTCGTCTGTGTGGGTTGTCCTGAGAATATCCTTTAGGATGCACCGCATCTGTTTCCATTGAACTGAATCTAAACCAAGGCCATTCTTTCATAGGTTGCATGTGTTCACATGATGTGTTTATAATTAAATTTGTCTTTTGATATATGTCTTTGTATTTTTCAAAAACATCTCCGCTTACATAGTCTATGTTTTTATAGTTTATAAAAAATCTATTTTTTGCAATATTTAAAGATTTCTTATCTATGTCCATACAAACAATTTTGTTTACACGGTTTGCTAGTTGTGGTACTAGTATACTACCGTACCAACTACCCCATATTACAACATTACTATGTTCATTTAAAATATCTAATTTATCTATCTTGTCTAGTAAAGCTGTTTTAGAAGCAATTTGATTATCACTAAAACTATCAAATATATCTTCTTTCAGATTAGGTTGATCTTTTATAGTTTTAAGAACATTATACAAAATGTCTTTTTGAATTTCTGGATTTGTTATATTAAGTGTTGAATCGTAAAAATTGCATTCGTTTCCATCAGCAATACTTTTTAAAATGGGTAATACCTTTTCCAGCTCAACCATTGCTTTTATGTCATCTTGTATAGTTATTATTTGTCTATAAATTTCAAAATGGTTGTTGTCTCTAATACTTTGCAATATACGTAAATATTTTCTACTAAATTCAGAATTGTTATTTAAGCAAGCCAGTATAGTTTTAAAAAGAGATGAATAATCTTCATCTCGTGCATAAGTCATTATTTTATCTACTGTATCTAAATTTACATTTCTATTGCTTACACTAAGAATGTTCTTTACAAATTTTAAATTTTCTTTATCTAACATTATTTCCTCACTATGTAATCATCTATTACCAGAACACCTAATCCACATTTTTTAAAAGTGTTTATTGCATCTTGTGGAGTTTCTACTATTGGTTCTTGACAATTAAAACTTGTATTCAAAAGCATTGGAATACCAGTCAATCTGTAAAATGCTTCTATTACATCATAATATTTTTGGTTAAATTCTCTTGTGACTGTTTGTATTCTTGCTGTTCCATCTACATGAGTCACTCCGGGGATCTTATCTGATGTAACCGGCATAATTCTACTCATGTATGGACTGGGTTGATTAGTATCAAAATAGTCTTTATAATGTTCTTCTAAAACACTAGGAGCAAACGGTCTAAAATCTTCTCTAAATTTAATTGTGTTATTAATTAAGTTTTTTATATAATCTGCTCTTGGGTCTGCCAAAATGCTTCTGTTGCCTAATGCTCTATTTCCACTTTCGCTACGTCCTTGATACCATCCTACTATTTGTCCGTTATCTATTGCTTTTGCAACTTCATCGCAAATTTGTTTGAACGGAAGTTTTTCATAATTTAAGCCATCAAATATTTTTTTATTTACAGAATGTTTTTGTCCAGCATACACAGTTGGTATATGGACGTGATTATTTAACATGAAGTCAGCATGCATATATGTACCTAATGCCTGTCCTTCATCACCTGCTGCAGGAGGAACATGTACATTTTTGTAATATTTTGTAAATTCTTCATTTACATAACCATTATATGCAACACCACCTGCTATACAAATATTATCACAGCTTTTTAAAGGATAAACATATTTTTTTATTAAGTCTATTGTATATTTTTGCAATGTAAATGCAATATTTTCTCTTGGTATGTTTGTAAGTATATCCCGACTGCCTTTAGGTAATTTATGATTTGGATCTTTCATATATTCATGTACCATTTTATATACATCAAAGTCGAACTTACCGTATCCAGCTAGTCCCATCGTTTTTCCGGCTCCTAAATATCCGAATCCTAAGTCTTGGGAAAGTCTGTTCCACAATCCACCTATTGATACTTTGTCACTTATGTTGTGTATTATACCGTCTTTATCTATAAAAATACAATTAAATTGCCATCCTCTACCGTCGATTGCAAGTATATCGCTTTCTTTATATCCGCTTGTTAATAATGCATAGGTTGCATGACTTTGGTGATGGTCAATATAGTAATATTCATCGGTTTTAAAATAATCCCAAAGTTTTGTTGGATTAAAATGTAAAAAACTTTTGTCTAATAAATTTTCTTCTAAATAATCAATTACAAATTCTTGTCCAAGATTACTTACAGTAAATGCAAATATTTCATCTTGTTTTTTATATCTTGGTTCTATATATTCTTTATAAAATATTCTACTAGGAGTAGGGTCATGAGGATTTTCTCTATTTAAATTATGTTTTTCTCTTGTATGCCTCTCAGCAAGATAGTGTACTTTGCCGTCATAAGTGTTGTGATCGTGAATGTTAATAGCTACTGAAAATATGTTCATTGTGCATCCATCAAATCTAGTAAATTTTTTTCTTTAGAAACTAATGCTATAATTTCATCCCTACGCATCTTTGGACGTTTGGGAATAATATCCATACAAGATGTACAATAGTTTTCAAATTCAAAAAGTTTGTAATTCATCATTTTGTCTATGTTTTCTTTTGTTACATCAAATTGTCTTGATCCGTTTATAACTTTTCTACTGCAATGGCGTATTTTTTTGATTTCAAAATCAAAAACCGGAACCTGTGGAAATTTAGCACACACACGCCTATCAAGTTCAGGTGCTTGCACAAGTTCATGGTCTGTAAAAAAATCCGGTGATCTTGAATTATATTCTTTAAATTCTGTATTTTTATGATCAATATGGCTTAAATCATGTTTGTCTCTATATGCAAAATATCCAGGAGTTTCTATAATCAAATTATAGTTATTTTTATCATTAGGCTCAAACCATTCGTAGTTTCCTAATTTTTCAATTTTGTCTTCATAAAAGTCAAGAATTAAATGCTCAATGTAAATTATTTCTGGGTCTTCAAGTATATGTGGATAAAATTTACGTATTAAAGAATTAGATAATACTTGAACAACTAAATTTGGATGTTTTTTAATTTCTGCTATCACCTCATCTAAATTTTTTATTAGTCCGGGTTCGCCACCTAGCAAACAAATACGTGTTTTGTATGGACTAAGTCCGTCAAGTATTATTTGTAAAAAATCCATGTCTACATGTAGATTACGCATCTGTAAAGTCCACGCAGTGCAGTAATGACAACTCTTGTTACAAGACTTGGACAAATAAAAGTCTACAGTCCTGTATTCAGAACCTTTTAAATCTTCAAGTGTTCTCACAGCCATTTATTGTAACCTTTGTATATTTTTCAAAACTTGGAAAACGCCACTTTTCATCTAAAGAACCAGTCCTAGCATGTTCTGGCACAGTACTATTTAAAGTTTCATGATGTAATCGTCTGTCAATATTGACATTTGGATAACCTACCCCAACTAACATTTTTACACTATTTTCAGTGCCTATAATTTTTTTAATTGGCCTACTGTCCATTGCAGTGCAAATACCAGTTTTAAAGCCTAATAAATTTGCAACTAATATTAATTGGCCTACAGATATGCCAATACTGTAGCTTCTATTTTCATTGTATATAAGAGCTGCATTTCCGAATGCATTTTTTTGTGCAACATGATGATTACCACTTCTTGCTTTGCCTTTTTCTTCTACATAAGCAAATAATACGTTTGCTAATATTTGTGAATTGGTTACAGAATTTTGATCATTGACCCAATACTTTCCGTCCTTCTCACCAAACGTTTTGTCTCTATCTGCTTTATCTTTTACTATAGTAAATTTTTTAGTATGACTGTAGATATCTTGTATTATGTCTTTATCAGTAAAGACTGCTAAACTATAGTGTGTTTCGTTTTGTTTTGACGGACTATTCATAGCCGCATAGATTAGTGTATCTAAATCTTCTTGCGGAATATTCTTGGATAAATCATAATTTCGTTGAGCTCGTTGAGCAGAATCTATTGCTTTTTTTATATCCATTGTCATGATTTAAACTGTACTATTTCATCTATGCTAGGTTTGTCTTCTAGCATATTTGGTGTGCCTTTGTTTCCTACAATTTTTCCATTTACTTTTACTGTTGAAGCTAAAGGATCTAAATATTTTCCTTTATAACCTATCTGCACAACTAACAATGGTGCTTCCGTGATCTGAGGTAAACTATCCCAACTAAGTCCAACTTTATTTCTATCTTTTTGATATTCTTTTCGTTGTCCTCTCCAAGACCAATCAGGAAAAGATCTGATGTAAGAGATTGCCAAATCATTTTCTAGACAAAGTCCTGCTAGTATTTTGGTGAACATGCCTACTTCAATAGACGCTAATGTTCTGTTAGAATTTTCTCTAAATCTATTTTCATCAATCTGTGTATATCTTACGGAAGGCTTTCCGTCTTCAAACATTTTTTCATAATCTTTAATAAACTTATTTTTTCTTGCTAATCTTTGCTCAAAAACTAAAAACCAACCAGGCATATTATTGGTTGTTCCGCCGGATTGATGTTCTCTTTCACTCCAATTATAATTATTTACAGATCCGGTAGGAAATAAACAACAAATTTGTTCTATTATCTGTTTTTCTTCTAAATTATCAGGCCCAAATGCATGTATTTTAAAAGGAAATAAGTTTTGTTTTGATGCTGACACATTCTGTGTTCGTTTAAGCAGGTCATAAATTAATTCTTTGCTTGGCATTTTGTGTGGATCCCAAGCCGCCCTAATCTGTCTTCTTTTAGAAAATAGTTTTTCAATACTCATAATATATTCACCACGTCTGTAAAATCTGGTTTCAAATCCCACTGAGGATTTATTTCATCTTTTTTATATTTTTTACCATAACCTACTAGTTGTATAAACATTGGTTTGTCTTTTATAAAATTCCATTCTTTTTCTTGCCAATGTATTAAATCTGTTGGCATACAACCAATATAAGATACAGCTAAACCAAGTTTTAATGCTTTTGTTGAAAAATTAGCAGAAAACATACCAACTTCTATTCTAGCACTACCATTAGCAGCCTCGTATTTTCTTGTTCCTTTTTCAAAAGTTTGTTCATACACCATTCCTGATTTGATTAGATATTTTTGAAACGGATTTGTTTTTGTAACAGTCCTTTGTGTATAAATCATAATATAAGGAGCACCTTTTATATTTCTAAAATTAGGTGTCAAATTTTCTCTATCTAAGTACTCATCATATTCTTCAAGACTTTCAAATGTTTCATTATTGGATCTCATTTGTTGTGCCAAACACTTTTCATACAGTGAATTTCTTAAGTTTTCATTATTTGGTCCAATTACATGAACATTATAATTCATAAAGTTATTTTTTGAAGGAGTATACCTCCAAGCATAATCTAATGCTTTCTTTAGTAGCTCAGGCTCTACTTTTAAACTAGTGTCAAATTCTAGTACGTAACTGTAGTTTTTCATCTCTTACTCCTTATCCCAGAATTCAAATATTGTTTCAAATGACGGATTTGTGTTATATTTAGGATCATTTTTTAAAGTGCCATCTGGTGATAGTCTTTCATGAAAATATTTATTTGCTTTGCCTAATGTCATCATTAGCACAGGCCGGAACCCCCACTCGCCACTTACAAATGGTAATGACTTTGGCCACATTTTTTTATCATTATGAAAACAAATATTATAGCTCACATCCCAGCCTCTGTCAAGTGCGGCGCCTGTAATTGCCTTAGCCACCATTCCAACATCAATAGCGTTTGATTCTCTATTTTTAGTGTTTACAAAGTTATGATCTTCTAATTGCCAATGACTTCCTGATGTATCAAAATTATATCTAAAATGAGGATTGGGTGATGAAGTTCTAGGTGTAACTATAAACGTCCACGGAGCACTTTTTATATGATATAAGCCTGTATTTTCAGTGTACTCTTGCGAGTCAGTGGCAGTGCCAAATGTATCATAGTCCTCATCTATTTTTCTACCTTCGGCCATATTCCAAAGCATTTCACTACGTTTTTTATCTGGGCCTAATATCCAAAATTTGTATGCATATGCTTTTTGTTTTGATGTTGCTAAAGAATATCCTATTTTTAAAATTTCTTCCACTTGTAATTTAGTTGGAATAATTTTAGTATCATAATGCATCACATGTTTTCTTTTACCTAATGAGTCTTCTATCATAATATGTCTACCATTCTAATGTAATGTGTTTTTTACAATATCTATTATTGTATTAACTTCGTCTTCTTTTAGCCATGCATGGACAGGTAAAGATAGCACTGTATCTGAAGCTAGTTGAGATTGGACACAATTATCTTTTCTCATATTCATAGTATTGTACATGCTATTTTTTGATAGCGGTGTTTCATAATGTATACTTGCTTTAAGTGCATTTTTTAACATTTTTCTAGTGTCTTTATCTTGCGTTCTTATTACATATTTGTGATAATTATGATTTAGTCCGTTACCATTACTTTGTAAAATAAGTGGCAAATTAGCAAAAGCTTCATCGTATAATTTAGCTATTTTCTGTCTTACAGATTGATTTTGTTTGTAAAATTTAAGTCTTTGTTTTATAATCATTGCATTGAGGACATACATACGACTGTTATATCCAAGCATACTAAAATCTTTATTTTTACCATGCCTCCTAATCATCTTTACACGATTGGCGATATTTTCATCATCAGTCATTACAACACCACCACCATTTATACCAGCAATAACTTTGTTACTGTTGAAACTAAACACACTAGTATCACCTATGGTGCCAGCAGTTTGTCCGTTTAAACTACTTCCTAAACTTTGTGCAGAATCCTCTATAAAAATAATATTATGATTTTTACACAACTTTTGTAATTCGCTAGTATCTGTCATGCTTCCGAATAAATGAGGATACACTATTGCTTTAGTGTTTGGTGTAATCATACGCTTTACACTTTCAATATCTATATGATATGTGTTTATGTCTATATCACAAAATACTGGTATAGCACCTACCATGTTAGCACAAGCACTACTACTGATCCAACTGAAATCTGTTACAAGCACTTCATTATTAGAAGTGATTCCGTAGGCTTGAAGTGTAAAATGTAGAGCATCTGTAGCACTACCTACACTAACCACATATTTTCTTCCTATAAAGTGTGTAAAGTATTTCTCGAATTCTTCGTTATTCTCATAGTTTGCTTGAGACATGAAGCTATCAAAAATATCTAAGTATGCAGATTTATGAAGTTTATATTCTCTATCCCAACCGTCATAAGGTATCATTTTATATATCCTGTTTCTTTTCCTTGTATTTTTTTAATTAGCATAGGCAAGTATACTCCTACTGCCACTACAATCCAGAAAGCAAACACAAGCACTGCATATACTTTCCAATTTTCAAAATCCAGATATGTACCTAGCCCAATTAAGATTATCCAAGTCCAATCTGTAAGTCCGTGGATACGTTTTACTTTTTCTCTACCAAATCTGTTATGTAACTGTTTACGTTTACTTGCAAACCAAGGACTTACATGACGTAAAATCACAAAGCCTTCATTAAAAAACATAATTGTATATCCTAATATAAAAATTATCATTTATTACTCCTTAAACGTTTCCATATCAATTTGTTGCCAAACACGATCAAATCCTAATCTATGTGCCTTTCTGCTTGCTCTTCCGCGCCACTCTAAATATTCTTTTGTTTCATTACCATACCATTCTTTTTTTAATCTTTCTTCAAGATATTTTTTATCTGGACTTTGTAGTTTGAAGTCTACATTTTTACGTAGCAATTGATTTTCTGGATTAAAGCCTCGGTTAGTGTGTATTAAAAGTATTGTAAAATTTTCTTCTTTAGCAATTTCAATTGCTCGATCAACCTCATGCTGATTATATCCAAAAATAATATATTGCCATACTATAATATGACCAGCGTCTCTACCTTGCTTCATACGTTGCCATACATCTGTAAATTTAGAACCAATGCGATATAGTTCACTTTTCTCGTCAATGCCATCTACTCCAAAATACCAAGCATTTTCTCCTATGCCGTAACTGTATGCTTCTTCCCACCATTCATCTTTTTTTCCGCTTCCAACAGTAGCTATGCGTACTGCTCTATCTTCACCATCACATAGTTTAAGTAAATTTAAAAATCTTGGATGATATATAGGGTCAGATATTTGTCCACAAAATGTTAAACCTAATTCATAATAATCTAATATCTTTTTAAAGTTTTTTTCTTCTAAATCAAAACTACGTCTTATTTGATCTTGGCTAATGGATTTTTGTCTAATGCATTGCGGACATTTAAATATACATCTATGAGAAGAATCAATATTAGGTCTCATAAATCTTTGAAACTGAACATACTTATCAGTTATTCTTTGCATCGTTCAGTTCCTTTAATTCTGCTAGTTCTATACGCTCTTCTGCTCTTATAACATCAGAAGAAATATTTACACCACACTTTTTCTTACACATATAAGACGATTTTTCAGGATTATGTAATAGTATTTGGAAAAAGTTTTCCCATTGATCAGAGGTAAAAATATCTTCTAATTTTGTATTATTTTCAACTGCTAATTCAGGATCTTTGAGCCCACATGACTTAACATATCTATACACAGGCGGATCATCTAGCCAACAACAAGGTAACATATAGCCATCAGAAGTATACGCTGCTCCTTTGTTCTCTCGAGGTATGTGCTTTAAACATTTTGGATCAATCTTCATGTTTTACAGTTCATCTAGTATAGGTTGAATGTTTGGCTCAGTAATGGATCTTTTCCAATAAACACTTCCACCATCTATAATACTCTTATCTCGGTGATAAATTATTTCTTTACCATAGTATTTACACTCTTGTATTATCCTTGGTGCAGGATCAAATGTTTCTTTTGTATATACATATGTGTCAAAAACACCTAACAAGTTTTGGACTGGCACAAATATATTATTGTAATCAGGATTGACATATTTTGCATCATATGTTAAGATACCGTAATTAGGAAAATTTGGAAGTGCCTTTTCTGCTGACGCATAATATTTGTCGTTAGTACCAAAAAACAAATATTTAAATTGTATGTCTTCAATGTGTGATTTATAAATATTAAAATTTATACGTTTTTCGAAGTGCGATCCTACACCGTTTGGATAAACTTCAGTATCACAAAGATCAACAACTTGTCTAGGTTTGTAAAAGTCTATTGCTTTAGGATAAAGTGTTGGATGATTTTCTGAGTACACGCTGATAACTTTACCACCAAATAGTTGTTTTAGTATCTTCTGTTGTGTATCATTATAGTCTTTAAAATTTTGCCAACTTAGTGTCATCATGCTACGTCCTAGTATTAATGTCACTTCATCTATATGATCTTCATAACTATCTATCGATACATTATTAAAATTTATATATTTTGTTTTGATAGCTTCTATATATTGTTCTTCACTAAAATTTCTATGTCTTATTATTACAACCTGTGCAGGGTAACCAGCTTTGTTAAGCAAGTCACAATATTCATAACTATAGTACAATAGTCCGTCAACTGGTTTACTTGTTACAACAATGTTAATCATTTATCACCTACAGCATATTTAATTCGTTAAGTAACTACACACAGATAGTTTGGTTGACTTTACTGTTTAAATATACTATAATAATAACAAATATGACAACGATTGTCAAGAAAGTTTTGCATGAAAGTACAAACATTATTTGAATTTGGCGAGGAAAGATTTTTATCTGCATTAAAATATTTTGATAATTTAAATTTTCCTGGAGACAGACGCAACAAAGATTGGTTCACAAGATTGCCACAAATATACAAAACAAGGTTTTGTGAGTGGTTTTTTCTAGTGAATGACAACAACGAACTTGTTGCATTTTCTACAATACAAGAATTTTATCCTAAATGTTATAGAGTATTAACACGCACTTACTATGATCCTAAGTATAGAAGAAAACATACTGCATATGAAAGAACTCAGAAAACTCCTGCTATGTGGATGCTAGATGCTCAAATTAAATTTTTAGAAGATTATGATACATTGTTTATTTCTATGCAAGATATTAATAGACGTAAAATGCTAGAGCAACTTAGAAAAAAATTAGGAAGTGATTGGATTTTACATCCAAATATGTTACAAACCTGCCAAGAAATTGAAGATAAAAATTGTTGGCAAAATATCATCTATAAAGGAAAAACACCTGATTTGCCTAGTATCACTATAGCTAGATGGTGTCAAATGTAGCTATAAATACACTAAAGGATCACAGATTTGAGCGAATTATACAGCAATAACCTAGACTTATATAGCAACCTCACTGCATATGGACACTTCTGTCCTACAAAATTACACATACGAAATCCGCAAAAATTTGTAGCCTGGACAGAAGAAAATTTTACTTATGTAAGATACAATCCACGAAAACCTATCGAAAGATATGGTTTAAGTATTACAAGTCTTGACGGCGGTTTGTCAGGCAATCCTGATTTAGATAGCCTACCAGACTATAATAAAGAGAATAAAACATATCTACACGAAACAGATTTTAATGTACCGACACCGGTATATGATTACCCTGAATTAAAACAAATTTTAGATCCTATTAAAGATAGTATTTGTAGATCACATGTATTGAAATTAGATCCGTCAGGCTATTTCCCTCCACATAGAGATTATAGACGAGACGTGTTTAACACATTTAGATTATTAATACCTCTAGTAAATATGAATCCACCTAGACATAACTTTGTTT